TCACCAGATTATCCTGCAATAAACATTGTAAAAAAAGAATTAAATTTAACTGATTATGGTCCAACTATACAGGTATGGAGAGTATCCAGAGACATAGGGTTCAATTCACATGGTTGTAGAAACCTTATAGCAAAATATGCTACAACAGATTGGATAGCATATTTTGATTCTGATGTTATAATGTATCCACCAGATGTTGCATTATTAAAACAGGTTATGTTTAATAAAGGTTCAGTTTATTATCATAAATGTTATCAAAGATATAATCAAGTAATAGACAACAAACAGATAGGCCATCAAAATGTTTTTGTAGTACATAAAGATGACTTCTGGGAAGCAGGTGGTTATGATGAATCTTTTACAGGATATCATTATGGCGATCGAGAGTTCTTAAAAAGATTATCAGCTACAACAGAAGCAAGGGAATCAGGTTGTAGGACAGAAAGTACAGAGCCAGGTAAACATGGCAGAATAATGCAAGGTTTAGAGAGGATGAAATATATCGGATATGATGAGAGTGTAAAAAATTATGTTTACGAAACCCCATTAACTAATGAAGAAATGGATAATTTAGCAGGGAAAAAGAAAACACAATTAGACTTTCCATTTATCCGTTTATTATAAATACGGGTATGAGATTCAAAGAATTTTTAATAGAAGCAAATGAGGAAGACAAACTCAAACACCTAGAACATGTAGAAGACCACGTCATACATGCAGGTAAGGAAGGGTTTGGACATGCTTTTCATACTTTAAATGATGTTCACAATGGACTACAAGGTAAAGGACAAGGACAAACACAAACCACAATAAAATATGATGGTAGTCCAGCTGTTGTATTTGGGAAACACCCAGAGAATGGTAAGTTTTTTGTAGCATCTAAATCAGCATTTAATAAGAATCCTAAAATAAACCATACACACGAAGACATACAAAAGAATCACGGACATGCTCCAGGACTTGTTCAGAAGTTAAGTGCAGCATTAGACCATGCACATAAAATAGAACCTGATGGTGTATATCAGGCAGATATTATGCACGCTGGAGATGTTAAAAAGAAAGGTACTAAAGTACATTTTACACCAAACACAATTACATACCATGCACCTCATGATTCAGATCATGGTAAAGCAGCACTTAAATCTAAATTAGGACTAGCAGTTCATACAAAATACGAAGGTAAGACTATAGCAGATATGAAAGCAGTACATGGAGCTGTTGATCATGGTAACTTTAAAAAACATAAAGATGTTCACATGATGGATGCTAACCATGATACAAGCACTCATAGATACTCTGCAGAGGATAGAAAACAAGTAGACCACCACTTACAACAGGCAGTAGCACACTTTAAAAATACCCCTGATGAGCACCATGAAACTGTACAGAAACATGCTACTGCAAAGAAAACATATATTAACCATACTGTAAGGACAGGCGAACAATATTCTCATGAAGGATTTGTTAAACATGCAAGCCTAGCTCATCAGAAACGAATAGATGGTGTTAAAACAGATGTAGCTAAAGCAAGGCATCAAACAACTAAAGATAACACAATAGGACATATAAATAAGAATAAAGAACACTTTGAAGGCCCTATGAACATGCACAAGCATTTACAAGCAGCAAAGAATATTATTACAAACACCATGTCTCAAAAATCACAATGGGGACATGAAATAGCAGGAGCACCAAGTAAACCAGAAGGGTTTGTTGCTATAAGAAATGGCAGGCCTTCTAAATTTGTAGATAGGAGTGAATTTAGCGCAGCTAATTTCAATAAAGGATAATGGCAGAAAAACCAGATAAACACATAGTATTCTCATACGGAAGGATGAATCCACCAACTGCTGGACATAGTAAGGTTGTGGACAAAGTTAAATCTCATGCAGATTCAATTGGTGCTAATCACGCAGTTATTGTTAGTCATTCACAAAACAATAAAACAGATCCATTACATCACAATCATAAAAAAGAATACCTACAACATGTACACCCAGATGTAAACTTTGAGCATTCCACAAAAGAACACCCACACTTCTTAGCACAACTTAAAAAGTTTCATCAAGAAGGACATACACACGCAACAATGGTTGTTGGTAGTGATAGAGTAAAACAATTTAAAGCTCTTGCTACAAAGTATAACGGAAAAGAATACAATTATAAGAAAATAAATATATTATCAGCAGGCCATAGAGATCCTGATGCTGAAGGAGTAGCAGGAATTAGTGGAACAAAGATGAGAGCCCATGCCAGTGGTAATGATTATAAGTCTTTTAAAGCTGGGTTACATGCCAACCACAGCGATGATCATGCCAAGAAGTTATTTAAGGCAACAAGACAAGGCATGAATTTACAAAAAGAAGAGAGGGGAATGTTAGATTTCAGAACATTCTTAACAGAACAATGTTAATATTAACTAGACTAGCAATTGCATGTGTAACAGCAGTATTTGGAAACGCTTTTAGTAAGTGGTTTCTTAATACTAAAGTTGGCGCATGGTTTCAACTTAAAATAAACAAACTAATGTCATTCTTAGCAGATAGATATAACATAGAGATTGCCAAGAAAGAAGCTAAATGGAGATCAGATTATCCTATGTTAGCTGAACGAATAGATAAAATAGAAGCAAAGGTAGACGGTTATGAAGAATGGAAGAAGGTTTTAGATGAGTAAAATACTCTTAGGCATTATTGTTGCAATGGTACTTGCTTTTGGCGCTTATTATTGGATGACAGAAAAAAGACTTACAGTCTTAACAGAAAACAATGCCAAACTATCAATAGCAGCTACAACAAATCAACAAACAATAGATAAACTTTCAGAGGATTTTGTAAAACAACAGGCTCTGAATACAGAACTTGGAATAAAATTAAAAGCCTCAGAGGCTTATGGAGATAACTTAGCTAAGAAGTTAAGGGAACATGATTTAACAATGTTAACCCTCAGAAAACCTGGGTTAATTGAACGGAGAGTGAATAGTGCAACACAAAAGATTCTTAACGATCTCGAGTCTGATACTGCTACTAGCCCTTAGTGGTTGTAGTTTAATACCAAAAGAAGTACAAGTACAGACTAAATTCGTAGAAAAACAAATACCAATACAAGGACACCCTAAAGGATTAACCATGTATCCTATACAGTTTTATGCTGTTACGGAAGAAAACTTCGAAGAATTTAAAGAGAAATTTGAGAAAGAAAATGCAGATTTAGTATATTTTGCATTAAGTGTTCCTGACTATGAGAACTTATCCCTAAACATGAGCGAATTAAAACGCTATATAGATCAACAAAAGACTATTATTATATACTATGAGCAATCTATTACTGGAGTTACAGCAGAAATAGTTTTGGAAGATTCAGTATCCAAAGACTAACGATGTATAAATAAGAGTATGAAGACATTCTCAGAAGCCAGAAAGATGTATGACGGTGGCCGAGCAGCTAAGACAGGCTGGAATTGTGGCGACTGTGGTGCTGAGAAGAATCGTAGCGATCAATGTAGATCCTGTGGTTCACCAGCGAGATACCATAGAAACGATCCAGTAAAAAATCCACATTTACAAAAAGAAGATCTAAAAAAAGACTTCCAAAAAGCAGCTGAGGCAGGAAATGAACTGCGTAAATTTGTTAAGAAAAAGCAAAAGGCAGTTAAAGAAGACTTAGCATCAGGTAGGCCAATAAAAAAACCAGTATCAAGTAGCTTACTTAAAAGAAGAGCACAAGAAAACGAAAAAGCTCTTAAAAGTGGCTTTATGAAACTTACACCTGCAGAGAGAGCTAAAGAATCTAAAAGATTCCTTGAAGATACAAAATGGCCTAGACCTTTTTCAAAATCTGAAAGAGATGAATTTCTAAAAAAGAAAAAAGAACCTTCTGCTTATCGTTTTCCAGACAAAGATGGGAAAGCGAAAGCTTTATATAGAAAAGAAGAAAACATAAATGAATTAGTATCAGGCTTTAGAAAGGGAAGTGAGACTGTTAGTAAAAAAGGAACCCTTCATAAAAGTCCACACATAGCACCTGATAGAGATGGTGATAAAGTAGCTGATGCTTTAAGCAAACATGATCGCTTAAAAACAATTAAGAAAGCAGCTAAAAAACTGCAAAAGGAAGGCTACAAAGAAGACTTTAAAAGACAAGAAATGGAACACGAGTTAGGACACGAAACACAAGGTATTAAAACCCAAATTAAGCGTGGACTTAAAAATTTCAGAAACTCAAGCACAGCTAAACAAATAAGAAAAAAGAAAACTACTTATGGTGTTGTAGCAAAAGAGGCATTTCCAGATTTAGAAGAAGGAAAGAAGCCTGTAGTACATTTTAAAGGTGAAGACAAACTTAAAACACTTAAGATAAAACTTAATCCAAAGAAAAAAATTGGAGTTAAAGTAACAGACATTGGACCTGGCGGAAAAGAAGTAGTTAGAAAGAATACGATGGATGAAGAACAACAAAGAATTGTAGAGTCTTTAAAGTCAAGATATTTTGATAGAGATCCTGAATCCAATTCTTTTAATAGAACAAAATCAAAAGAAACTACTGTAAGAGTAGGTCAAAAAAGAGATAAGAAATCCGGTAAGATGGTTGATGTCATGGGTAAAACTACTGCACCTCAAGGCTTGCCTGGGAAATCACAAAAAAAAAGATAGATAACGATCTTACAGAACTTAAAACTGACACCATAGCAAATTATACTCAAGGTGCACAAATATCCCTAAAGAAAGATTCGTCTAAAGAAAATGTTAAGAAAAGAACTAAAGGTTTAGCTCGTGCAGGTAGCCAATTAGGTAAAAGAGTATGGGATGGCAAATTAAAAGAAGATGCCAGATATGATTCTTCAATAGGTGGACATGAATGGGGAACACCACAAGGTACAGACTATCTTAAATCCTTAACACCTGGACAAAGTAATCCTAAAGAAGATCCTATTAAACCTTTAGACATTAAAGCAAGGAAACCTGAGGACGAAAAAGCAGTTAAAGTAACAGAAGGAGCTTTACTCAAACAATTTGAACCAGAGTATTCAGAAGCTAAAAGACGAGTAGGAAATAAGATTAGAGGCAAGCTAGGCCTTAAAAAGAAACCTGTATTAGATTGGAAAAAGGATGCAGGTATTAAAGAAGATTTAGATTTATCATCAATTGAACCTAATCAAGCAGACCATAGTAAACACCGATATCCTAAAGACAATGAAAAAGAATCACATGACAAAGGTGATAAAGATCATTGGTTAACAGGTAAAGATGGTGAATGGTATATAGAACATAATGACATAACAGAGTTAGATAAAGAAGCAGAAAATTATACATTTGATAAAGCAGTAAAAGATGGATTGTATGATGAAGATGAATTAGAGTGGGAAGATTTCGATAATACACCAGGATTTGATAATGAAGTAGATATACATGAAGTATTATCAGTCCAAGGTAGAATGAAAAGACGATTTGCTGCTAGAAGAAACAGACAAAAATTAAAAGTAGCAAGACGTATAGCTCTAAGACGTGGTTCTACTCCAGACAGATTAAAAAGAAGAGCAACCAGGGGTGCAAGGCTCATGGTTTATAAACGACTACTTAGAGGTAGGGATAGAGCTGGACTACCACCAGCAGAGAAGGCAAGACTGGAAACTATGATTAAGAGATTCCAACCACTTGTTAATCGTGTTGCTGTTAAGTTACTTCCTCAGATGAGAAGAAACGAAATAAACAGAATGAAAAGTAGGGGTGGACAAAAACCACAAACATCTAAAAAGTATAAAGCAGCTAAACCTATTAGGGGTGCAGCTTCACAGAAAGCTAAACGATATAAAATTAAAAAACCAGGTAAGTATCAACAACCTAAGAAACCTAAATACAAATCTAAATCTAGATCTGGTGGTCCTACACTTAAAAAGGCATCTAAGTCTTACAAGGCATTTACTTATTCAGTAGGTTAATTTTTTTAACCTTATTCTATTTTCTACGTCTCAATTCTTATAAATACCATTATAAGAAGAAAATTGAGTAGGATATGGAAACTATACAAGAAGCTTTAGACAGTCTAACTGAGGTGCAAACACAGCAACAAAGGTTAGATACACTTATAAGACAGGGTCTTTTACCCGCTAGGCAGTTACCTATATTGCATAGAGCATTATCTAGTGTTAAGATGGGCAAAGTTTTAACACCTTATGAGAGAGAAGCATTATCTAAACTTTTAGATAAAATGATGGGTTTCCAATTTGGCGACGATATTACATATAACAGAGCTAGACTACATACTCAAAAGACAAAATATCAAACCGAGGAGAGAACCGTGGCAAAAGAAGAAGAAGACATAAAAGTCTATGATGGTTCCGAGGATGAAGACACAGCCAAAAAAGGCAAGAAAGCCAAAAAGAATGGCAAAGATAAGTCCAAAGAATCTGAAAATGGATCTGAGAATCCAGAACAAGAGGATGTAAAAGAATCTAATCATGCACCAGCAGCTAGACCTGCAGATGAAGGTCAAGAAGAAGGAGATGCTAAAAAGAAACCTGCACAAGGTGGAAGTGAAGTTAATCCTGAAGTTACTGATGGACCTAAGCAAATGAGTAAACCAGACATTAGAGAAGGTTTACTTGCAGACTTAGATGCAGAAGGCAGGCGCGGAAGAGATGCTAGACGTTTTAAGAAATTAGGTAGACGTTCAAAAGAAGACGTTTTAAAAGCAATGCCTAGTTCACTTAGAAAAGAGAAGTTAAAGTCTGAATCTACAGAATCTTTACTTCCAGAAGAACTTAAAAACTTCAACAATCTTTACAAACAAAATTTAGAAAGTGCATTAGCTAATGTAGGTGTTGATAACATCAGAGACGTTAATACAGGCGACAAAGAAGAAATCTTTAAACAAGTCGATGAAGCATCTTACAGTAAAAAACAAATTAAGATGGCTAAGGGTATTGCTTTTGACAAACGCTATAAAGGCGGTAACATGACAGGAGCTGCTAAACAAGCTGAGAAGATTAAGAAAGGACTTTCCGATCATCCAGAAGTTAATGACGCACTTAGAAGGGCTAATGAAGAATTAGAACACCCTCTAGACGAAGGATCACTTAAATCTTTTGCAATGGACCACGGATATAACTTTGACAGTCCTCCAAAAGATCCTCACAAATGGTTATCAGATAAAGTTAAGAAAGCAGGTGGCCCAGATAAGGCTCTAAAGAAAAAACTTGTTTCCGATAGGAAAGTAAAAGAAAACCTTAACATATTTGATACAAGAAGGGCAATGAAAGAAGGCGCCAGAGAAGATGCTATTAGAGATATGAAATCTCCAGGAGCAACAAAAGGAATGGCACCTAGAAAGAAAGATCCTAAGCCTGGAAAGTCAAAACATGACGGTTCAGAGAACAAAGGTCCTGATCATATAGTTTCTCAATTAAGAAAAGCTGTAAGTTTAGGAGATAAACATGATGGAGTTAAATTCCAAGACGGTAAAACTCATAAAGTTAGTCGAACACATGCTACTAAGTTTTTAAATAAATATCTTACAGGTAAACCGGCTGATAAACTTAAGATGCAGTCTCATGCACATGCATCACATGATAATTTTAAAACACACATAGATTAATAGGAGAAAAATATGTCAAATTGGGGAGCAACTGACGCGGACGAAAGTAAGCCTAAATTCCTTTCAACCGCTCAGAAAAAAGAAGTATATGCTAACACTCAAGGTTGGGTAGTTGAAGCAGGTTCTACTATGACAGGAAATGGCCGTACAGGCGCTGATCCAGAAGTTCTAGTAGCCATGTCTTCTCTTACAACTAATCTTGGAGCAGCAGATATAACAGAAATTGAATGGATTACAACAGCAGTAGATAAGTCAGCAGGATTTACACTTTCAGCTAGAGTAAGATTCAATGAAGCAGTTGATGTAACAGGAACACCACAACTATCAGTAACTAACGGCAACGAAGGTACTGGTTCAGGCCGTGGACCACATGTATTATCATACGCTAGTGGTACAGCGACTAATGAATTAGTGTTCTCACTTGTTATAGCAGCAGCAAACGCAGCTACTAACGCAGACGATGTATTAAGCATAGGTACTAATCCACTTGCATTAAACTCAGGCACAATTAAAGATAAAGGAACTTCACAAGTTTCTACTATCACAAGTGCAGCAGGTATAGGTACAGCAGCTGGTACATTAACAGTCGTAGCGTAAGGAGTAAACAATGGCAGACAGTAAAGTCTCAGATATGACAGCAGCTACAGCAGTAGCAGCTGCAGACAAAATGTACTTGGTTCAGAGCTCAGCCTCTAAAGCAGTTACAAATGCTGTTCTGTTTGGTAATGTCTCGACACCAGCTGTATTTAATGACAAATTATCTATTGGTGACCACGATACAATAACAGCAATTGGTGCTGTTTCAGTGGACACAAATGTTACATTTATTAATAATGTAACTGGAGCAGGTAATTTAACATTGGCAGCAGGTGTTGACGGACAGATTAAAATTATAATTATGTCCTCCAACTCAGGAGGACACACAGTTACACTTAATTCAGCAAATTTAGCACAAGATATATCTTGGGATGCTACAGGGGAGAGTGCAACTTTACTATATGATACAGGAACTAGCAAATGGTATTTCATAGGAGGAAGTGCCTCAGCAAGTTAATATTAGATGTTTGAAAATTTAAATGATGATAATTTTCTGATATTTGCCATAAAAAATTACAACAATCCAGGTTGTGAAGGCATGTCAGACTTAGAAGATGACTTAAAACGGTTTAAGTATGTTAAACGACTTTTAAATCGTTACGAAAAGACGGGGTTACCAAATGAACGTCTTGTTATAAATCATCTAATTGTATTATATAATGTATTTGGACCAGCAGCAACTAAGATGCTGTTTTATAAGTTAGAAGAGAAGTATTGGATAAATCTTAAAACTTATTTGGTGTTTCTAAATCGTTTACCTTTGGAGACAGTAGTTTCAGAAGGAATTAAACAAGACGAAATATCATTAAATGATGAATTAATAAAATATTTAAGGAAGATTTAAATGGCATCAAATTTATTAGACGGAGTAGTAGTAATTAGAATACTAAAAATGCTATCCACTAAAATTACAGATACAGATGCATACAAGTTAGGTGTCGTAGATGCTAATGCCAAAAAATTAAAAAATCCTTCAACATCAGCAGAAAAGAATGCTTATTCTTTATTACAAAGATTTGTTTTTAAAGTTCAATATGCTTTAAGTAAATCTCAAAATATGCAATCAAAAAGACTTTTAACATTTGCAGCAGCAATGGCATTGTTAAGAGAATACAAAGATACCGATGACGAATCTGCTGTCCACACATTATTAGAGATGTACATGGAAGACGAAGATGTACAGGATCAAGCAACATTATTAGAACAATATAATGTCGTTTCATTTAGAAACTTTATAACAATGGAAGAAGAAGTTGCAGCTAATGCAGTTGGACACGGTGGTATTCATGGAGTAGGTATTGGCCCTAAAGGAGAACCTGGTGTTGATTCACTCAGGAAGTGGCCATTCCCTGGTATTGGAATGACGGACATGTTTAGGCGAAAACCAGTAATAAAGAAAAAGAAGCATGCCCGTAAATAACACCAACCCAAAGATCGATAGAGAGATAGCTACAATCAAAGCTGATGTAGCCGCTATGGGTCATTTGTTTGGAAAGCTAGATGATGCAATAGAAAAAATAGGAGAAGCAAGTAATAATATAAGCCAAATTTTGGCTGTTCATGAAGAGCGTCTCGATACACAAGAAAGGGAGAGAATGGAAAGGAGAAAAGAGTCCGATGCTGCTGTTAAAGAAGTACACTCTAGGATTTCCACTGCCTCAAGAGAACAACAAGCAGCTATATCATCATCAGAAGCAAAAGTCCTCGATGAAATCAAATTATTACGAACTGAAATAAATAAAGAGCAGGAACACATGGAAGATAGAATCCGTAAACTAGAACAATGGAGATGGATTCTTATGGGTATTCTGATTGCTGGAACTGCTTTATTCCCTAATATAGGCAGAATTGTGTCCATGTTGGGCACAGGATAAATCACCAAACGGTACAATAGACAGTTGATTCCTACTTAGGAATTTCGTATAATAGTGACTATGTTACATGTAGACTTGAAATATATTATGATGATCTCACATAGGTTTGACCGTTTCAAACGCAAGGACGATTATCTGTTTAATTTCCGTTGCCCTATCTGTGGCGACAGTAGCGCCAAAAAGAACAAGGCACGGGGGTATATTTACCGTCGAAAGAATGATATGTTCTATAAGTGCCACAACTGTGGTGCCGGTAAGACTTTTGGTGGATTATTAAAAGATACCGATCCTCTTCTATACAAAGAATATGTTTTAGATAGATACTCAGAAGGTGTAGCAGGACCCCGTGCCAATAAGACTCCCGAGTTCAAATTTGAACCACCAAAGTTTAATAATCCAGATAGACTACTTGATAGCGTTTTGGATAGAGTGGATAAAATTTATGAACAGGCTGAGATGAGTGATTCTAATCATATAGCAGTCGACTTCCTTAAAAGAAGGAAGATACCTAAGAAGCAATGGCATAGACTATATCATATAGACGACATTTCCAAAATACGTCAGTTAGCTCCTAAGTATAAAGATAGAATCAAGACTCAAGAGCCGAGGTTAGCCATCCCATTCTTTGATAAGGATGGGAGGTTAACTTCTATATCCCTTAGGGATTATGGTAACTCACCATTAAAATACATTATGGTAAAAATAGTTGAAGATATTCCATCTGTTTTCGGCCTAGATGTTATAAATTATAATGAGCCAGTGAAGGTTGTAGAAGGACCTCTTGATAGTCTATTTCTAGATAATTCTATAGCAGTTGCTGGTACATCATTTAACAAATTAGATAGCTTACAATTACCCGAGGACAAGATCATTATTGTGGATAACCAACCTAAAAATAAAGAAGTCTGTAGAGTTTTAGAAGAACTTATACGAGACGGAAATAGTGTTGTAATATGGCCACAAGATATTGTACAAAAAGACATAAATGATATGGTTTTGGCAGGGGTCAACATTGAAGAAATTATAAGTAATAATGTCTTCAAAGATTTGGAAGCTGAATTAAGATTCACCAACTGGAGACAATAAAATATGAACGTGAATTTAATCGGAGTCACGAAACCAAGTGTAATAGAAGATTGCCACACGGCAGGAGATTTAGTAGCTTATTGTGCTAGAGTTAGTAACCCTAGTAATCAAAACAATAAAGAAACTGCTCCTAAACTGTTAAAATATTTGATTAAGAACCAACATTGGAGTCCTTTTGAGATGGTTTCTATTACAATGGAGATTACAACTACTAGAGATATATCTAGACAGATTATCAGACATCGTAGTTTTAGTTTCCAAGAGTTTAGTCAACGATATGCTGAGGCTGAAGAGCTTATTTACGATAGGGAGACACGTCTACAAGATGAGAAAAATAGACAAAACTCTATTGAAACTGATGATATTCCACTGGACAGAGAGTGGAAAACATTACAGGATGTTGTAGGCCACAGTGCTTTAGAAAAATATAATAAAGCATTAAAGTTAGGTATAGCAAAAGAACAAGCAAGGGCTTTATTGCCTGAGGGACTTACCAAGACTACTCTTTATATGGCAGGCACATTAAGATCATGGATACATTATTGTCAACTAAGGATGGGTAATGGCACACAGAAGGAACACGCTGAGATTGCCAGTACCTGTTGGGACATAATTGGAACACATTTTCCAGATGTTATTAAAGCATTTGAAGAGTAGGAAAAAATGGCAAAAGCAGAATATTTAGGAATACAAATTGATTATGAGCGTGATGAATTATTTGATCAATTAGGTTTACAAAGATTACGAGAAAGTTATATGATGGAGGAAGAAAAATCTCCACAAGAAAGATTTGCATTCGTGAGTAAAAGCTTTTCAAGTAATCCAGAACATGCACAAAGATTATACGAGTATAGTAGTAAGCATTGGCTATCCTACAGTACTCCTATTCTGTCCTATGGCAGAAGCAGACGTGGTATGCCTATATCATGTTTTTTAAACTATATAAATGACACAGCGGAGGGATTAGTTGAAAACTTATCAGAAACAAATTGGCTTTCTATGCTTGGTGGCGGTGTTGGTATTGGGTTTGGTATTAGATCATCTGACGATAAGTCTACTGGCGTCATGCCTCATCTTAAGACTTACGACGCCTCGTGCCTGGCCTACCGTCAGGGCAGGACTAGACGGGGCAGTTATGCTACTTACCTTGATATTAGCCATCCAGATATTCTAATGTTCCTCGAAATGAGGAAACCAACAGGCGATCAAAATATGAGATGCCTTAACTTACATCACGGGATTAATATTACAGACAATTTTATGAGAATAATTGAAACCTGTATGACAGATCCTGAATGTGATGATGGTTGGAACTTAACAGATCCTCATAGTGGTTTAATTAAAGAAACTGTATCTGCCAAAGAACTATGGCAGAGAATATTAGAAATGAGAATGGAGACGGGAGAACCTTACTTACATTATATTGATACAAGCAATAGAGAATTGCCAGAATTCCTTAAGGAAAAAGGTTTAAGAGTTAACCAGAGTAATTTATGCTCTGAGATTATTTTACCTACGAATGAGGAACGAACAGCAGTATGTTGCTTATCATCAGTTAATTTAGAACATTACGATTCTTGGAGTAAGAATTCACAATTTTTAAAAGACGTAGCAGAGATGTTAGATAATGTCCTGCAGTTTTTTATAGAAAATGCTCCTAAAGAAGTAGGTAGAGCTATATACTCTGCCAAACAAGAAAGGAGTATAGGGGTTGGGGCTTTAGGTTTTCATGCCTATCTGCAAAAGAACAATATTGCATGGGAAAGCAGTGAAGCTAAAGGTGCCAATTTGAGAGTATTTAGATATATTAGGACAAAATTAGATGAAGCAAATAGAGAACTTGGAACAGAAAGAGGAGAGGCACCAGATGCTAAAGGACGAGGGATTCGTTTTAGTCATGTCATGGCTATTGCTCCTAACGCTTCCAGTAGTATTATTATGGGCAACACTTCGCCATCTATTGAACCGTGGCGAGCTAATGCTTACAGGCAAGACACATTATCGGGTGCTTACCTCAACAAAAATAAGTTCTTGGATAAACTCATTAAAGATTACTGTGAGCAACACCCGAGAACAAATTATGACGAGGTTTGGTCGTCAATAATAAGTAATGATGGTTCAGTACAACATATAAAACAGTTGAGTGACCAACAGAGAGAAGTATTTAAAACATCTATGGAAATAGACCAGAGATGGATTATAGAACACGCAGCAGACAGACAGGAATTTATAGATCAGGCACAGAGTTTAAATGTATTCTTTAGACCTAATACAAATATTTCCTATCTACATGCTGTACATTTTTTGGCATGGAAAACAGGAGTGAAAACGCTATATTATTGTCGTTCAGAAAAACTTGGCAAAGCAGATAAAGTATCTAGACGGATTGAAAGAGAGATTATACAAGAATTAGATATGGCTGATTTGGCTGACGGCGAATGTGTAGCTTGTGAAGGCTAATGGAAGAACAAGACTTAACACCTCTAGCACGATTTTATTATGATTATATAAAACCCTGGCACGAATCCGATAAAACAATTGGAGTCATTATGTCAGGTGGTTTTGACAGCGCTGTTTTATGGCATATGGTTTACCAACAATGCTTAAAACACAAAGTTAAAATTAAAGCATTTACTGTACCTAAACCAGATGGTTCTATACACTATGCTAATAAAGTATTAGAAGAATCATGTAGGTACTTTGGAACTAATAGAATACATACAATACCTGTTGGTCCAGTAGATAAAAATAATAGGGAACCAGATAGTGAGACGTTAGTATTCTGGTTGAATAAAGGAATAAGAGAAGCTTATATAGAACACGGTGCTGATGTTATGTTTTTAGGTACAAATCCATTTGCAGATGACATATTAGAGTGGGCAGATGAATTACCTAAAGGCAGAGTATTTAGTACAGGAACAATTTACGAAGAAATAATAAAAATGCCTTTTGAAAAACTAACTAAAGAATGGTTAGTTAGAATAGCATACGAAGAAGAGAGAATAGACGCTCTCTCTGAAATAACGCATACATGTACTATGCAACCAAGAGGAAGATGTGGAGAATGTTTTTGGTGTAAGGAAAGGGAATGGGCTTTTTCTAAAGCAGGAATAAAAGATAAAGGAAAAGAATAATGGCTAGAGCAAGGAAACCGAGATTAACGGAAGAGAGGGAATATTTTAAACCGTTCAGTTATCCATGGGCATATGATGCGTGGTTAAAACATGAGCAATCTCATTGGTTACATACAGAAGTACCAATGGCAGAAGACGTAAAGGATTGGAAAGAAAAACTATCAGATCCAGAGAAAGCATTTTTAACAAATATATTTAGATTTTTTGTGCAGGGTGATATTGATGTAGCAGGTGGTTATGTAAATAACTATCTACCTTATTTTCCACAACCAGAAGTTCGTATGATGTTATCAGGATTTGCTGCTAGGGAGGCACTTCATGTTGCTGCCTATGCACATTTAATAGAAACTTTAGGTATGCCTGAGTCTACCTATAGTGAGTTCTTAGAGTATCAAACGATGGTAGAAAAACATGAATACTTTATGAAACTTGCAGGTGCAAATGGAACAGAGGAATCAGTAGCTACAAATATAGCAGCATTCTCAGCATTTACAGAAGGCATGCAGTTATTTTCATCTTTTATAATGCTATTAAACTTTCCTCGTCATGGCAAAATGAAAGGTATGGGGCAAATTATTACATGGTCTATTGTTGATGAAACAATGCACGCAGAATCTATGATACAGTTATTTAAGACTTACATAAGAGAGAATAGACACTTGTGGAAAGACAAGTTAAAGAAAGACATATACGACATTGCAGAGAAGATGGTAGACTTAGAAGAGCAGTTCATTGACACATGTTTTGCTATGGGACCTATGGAAAATTTAGAAGCAGATGATGTTAAAAAATATATCAGATATATTGCAGATAGAAGGCTTATAAGTATGGGAATGAAGGGAATCTTTAAAGTAAAAAGAAACCCGTTAATATGGGTAGAAGAGATGATTAACGCTCCTACTCATACTAACTTTTTTGAGAATAGAGCAACCGACTATGCCAGAGGTGCTCTTCAAGGTGAATGGGAAGAGGTATGGGCATGAATGACCAAACTAAGGTAGCGTGGAGACGCCACCCAAATGATTTATTAGTATTACATGATAATGGCTTAGTTAGTAGAAATGTAGAACCAGGCTCTGAATGGCAATGGCAAAATATTGAAAGTGAAGAATGGTTTAAGAAAATAAAAGAGATAATTGGAGAGGAATGGTATTACTACAATTCAGATACCGAATTAACATATCAATATGATGAGAACGGATTTAGAAATCAATCCCAACAACACGGAATTCCAGGATATGGTTTAGTTACAGGAAGTTCTATTACAGAAGGTTCCGGTATGTTTTTAAATGATTTGTGGTGGAGACATTTTAATAATCCTATATACAATACAGCATTAGCGGGAATAGATACAACTACAATAGCGTATAACTTAGGTACTTACTTACGATTATTTCCAGCACCAAGGTTTCTTATAGTTTCATTACCAATAACAACATACAATTATACAATAAAGAGTGATACTATTGTTAGAAACTTAGGACCGTGGGTAAAGGCATTAGATACTAATCCAGCTTATGGAGAGTTCCTAGATGGTCGAAGAGACATTGAGGCAGATAAATGGCAAAATGCTGTAGCTATTGAAAATATAAAAAATATATGTAAGTCATATGATATAGATTTATATTGGTTAGATCATAATAGTACGGTACCTGATAATATACAGGACGAATCACCACTATATAATTCTATTTCACCTAACGAAAATGTTTTATGTAAACCAAATCCTTATACTTGGAATGCAGATAATAATATGGAACAGGTATATAGTAGACTTACACAAGGCGAACCATGGAAAGACTTTAAGAAACCACATGCAAGGGATGGTATGCACCCAGGTGCCGATTGGCATTTAGAACTATACTACGAGATAAAAAACAAATGGTTGATAAATTAAAGAAAAGAAAAGAATGTGTTTCATGTGATGCTGTATTTGAAGTCTCACATGAGTTAGACCCTCAATATTATAATATTGAGTTTTGTCCTTTTTGTGGTAACGAACTTGAAGATGAAGAAACATTTGAGTTTGTAGACCCATATGAAGAGGAGTTTAATCAAAATGGTTAAAGTGAATACAAAAGATATAGGTGGATACATAGTTAAGAATGATGAGAGATATGTTGTTAAAGACAACTCACATTTAGAAAACTTAGTACTAAGCAGCACTGATCTTAATCCTGGAAGACAAACATCAGGACACAATCACAAAGGACAAGAAGAAGTTTATATATTTACTGGTGGTAATGGTAGAATGTTGTTGGGAGACTATGGACTAATACCTGGAGACTCTGATATACTTACAATAAACAAGAATTTTAGAGTTGATGAAGGTGATATAGTTTTAATAGAAGACGGCAAGTTTCATCAAGTTATAAACGATTCAGAAGGAATGTTATCTTTTATTTGTGTTTTTGATGGAGGAAGGAAGCATTAAGTATGTCAGATACTTTCTGCATTCTACCATATATACATGCGGTTTTTAATCCGTATGATGTTAATGAGGATTATCCCGACGGCACAGCATTAAGTAATATTAAACCATGTTGTAGATATGATGGTTATGAAGGCCATGAAACATTTGGTACTTATAAACCCATAGAAGATTCTAAACTCTTTAAAAAAGTACAAGAGGAATTATCATCAGGTATAAAGAGCAAAGGCTGTTCAAGATGTTGGAAAGATGAAAGTGTAGGAGAACAAAGTTATAGACAAGGAAAGAATCAAGAGTTTAAACATTTAATTGAGGACGGTTCCTACAAAGAAAAGAAGTTAAGATTTTTAGAAATAACACCCAGTAATGTATGTAACCTAGCTTGTAGAACATGCAATTCAGGTTTCTCAAGCAGATGGTTACCAGTTGAAAAATATTTAAAAGAAGAAAGTTCATTCGGCTATTACCAAAAAGACTTTAATTGGGTATATCCTGATTGGAGAAAAATAGATTTAAGCCATTTAACATCTTTAAAACTTATGGGAGGTGAGCCCATGTTTCTTAAAGATAATGTTGCATTATTAAAACACTTAGATTCTTTAGGACAATTAGAACATATGAGTTTAATAGTTATAACAAATTTAATGAATCCACTTACAGATGATTGGAAGGATTTGTTAGGTAAATGTAAAGAGGTAATGATGTATGTTAGTATTGATGCTATAGGTGAGTTAGGAGAATATATCCGTACACATTCTAATTGGGAAACTGTAAGGAATAATCTAGTGTCAATGTTAAAATTTTCTTATACACATGATCGTTTTCATGTTCAAGTGAATAGTGTTATTAGTATTTTTAATGTAAATAAAACAATTGAATTACAAAAATATATTCAAACTTTAGTTGGTCATCATTTTGAGGATATCCTTAGGTATCCTGCACATCAAGATATAAGACATCTTCCTAACAATATAAAAGAGAAGTTAATAGATATAGGTGTAACTAAAAAAATAGAAGAACATTTATTTTCATCTGAACCACAAGATCTTTTGCCTTACTTTTTTAGTGAAGTAAAATCAGTAGACAAATATCATAAGAAACATTTTAAAGACTATAATCCAGAAATGTGGGAGCTTTTAAATGGAGAAGTTTAAATATA